GTGCGGCGAGGGCTTATCCGCAAAGAGATCCCGCTCTATGGTATTGCGGGCGCGACCACGATGGGCGGCCTCGCCGCGCAAAACAACTACCAACCGGAGGAATGAAGCATGGCTCAATCTGCGCTCACGGTCACCCCACCCAACCCGACACCGCCGACCAATTTCGGTAACACCGGCGCCACGCCGCCGAACCCACCGAACTACACCAAGGCGACCTACCTCGATTATTCCGACAACACCAAATTCGACAGCGCGCCGCCGCCCTATTACGACGACGGCTCGGCCGGCACGCCGACCGTGTTTGCCGCCAACGTGGCGGCGCTGGCGAGCGGCGCCGCCGATACCGCGGGCGGCACCGGCAATCCGACGGGGTCGACGGCTGGCACGCCCGGCACTTATCCCGGTGTTGCCAGTGGCATCACTCCAGCCTCGACCAGTGTGGCGGCGGAGGGTGCCGGCACCGAGACACTGTTCACGCAGACCTACTCCGCGGCGATCCTGGCGCCGGTGGTACTGACCACGGTCGGCGCAGGTCCTAATCTGGTTAAGGCCACCACCGACGCCGGCGCGCCGGTCTCACCGAACTCGACGCACGCCTCCAGCCTGTCGCCGGCGACCAACCCGACCCTGACCAGCGTCTCGGCCGGTGGCGCTTCCGGTGGCGGCACCGCGACCTGCACCGCGACCGGCACGGGTTTCACAAGGCAGAGTGTGCTCAACATCAATGGCATCAACTATCCGACCACGTTCGTCTCGGCGACGTCGCTAACGGCGGTGGCGCCGAAGAAGGCGACCTCCGGCAATCTGCCGGTGGTGGTCATCACTGGCGGCGCGGTTGCGACAGCTCCTCAAAACTGGGTGTTCACATGACCACGAAAAAGCACGACGAAACCGAGCACGACGAACGCGAGCACGAAGGCAAGCACGACGCCGAGGTCGAGGTCGAGGCCAAGGCCGCACCGAAGGCCAAGGCCGCGCCCAAGGCCGAGGAGCCGCAGCAGGTGTTTCCGTTCTCGGCCTCGATCAACGAGCCGCAGACGGTCAGCCTGCCGCTGCCACAAGGCGTTGAAGTGCCAAAACCTTCTATCACGTCACTTAATCCCGATAGTTGCACGATCGGCGATCCCGATTTTCCGCTTGTGGTATCCGGCGAGAATTTCTTCGGCGACAGCGTGATCCACTTCGCCGGCCACGACGAGCCGACCACCTTCGACGCCGATGCCAAGACGCTGTCGACCGGCATCAAGCCGAGCCTGTGGGCGGATCCGGTCACGGTCCAGGTGATGGTCAAGAACGGTCCGGAGCTGTCGGCTCCGGTCGACTTCGAGTTTGCCGCGCCGGCGACGAGGTCGTCAACGAGGCGAAAGTGAGCACCGCGGTTCGCACCGTGGCGAGTGGCGGCCTGGCGGTGGTCGACGTCACCGCCACCCTGCCAATTCGCGGCATGCCGGTGACCGAGAGCCTGACCGGCTACGGCATCGCGGTGACCAAGGTCGCCAGCGGCGGCGTGCCGGTGACCTTCGTGGTGGTGTCGACATCGGGAGGCTATCCGAGGTGACGGTCGAGCTGGAGGAGGTGGAACCAGGTCGCTGGCGCGTGAAAAAACACCGTGTCAAGGAAAAGCTGCGGGCCGAAAACATGCCACTGCTTTTCGTCATCTCCGACACCATGCCGCCGACCGAGCAGGTCGACGGCAGGTTTTACACCAGCAAGTCGGCGTTTCGGAAGGTCGGACGCCAGCTGGGGCTGACGGAAGTGGGAACCGAGAAGATGACGCACAAGGTGGTCCGCGCCTCCTCGACCAGAAAGGCCCAGGAAGGCCGCCGCAATGCGATCAGGAAGGCGATCGCGAGGGTCGATGCCAAGTAAATCGAAGGCGCAGGCCAATCTGATGCGCGCGGTGGCGCATAACCCGAAGTTTGCCAAAAAGGTCGACATTCCACAACACGTCGGCCGCGAGTTCGAGCAAGCCGACCAGCGCGCCAAACGCCGCGGCGCGGTCGAGAAGGCATTCAAAACCGTACGGTCAAAGCGACCGTAACCAGGAGAGACCCATGACAGACACTACCGTGGCGCCCCCGAGCCAGGCGCCGGCTCAAAGCGAAGTTCCGATCAATCCCAACCCGACCAGCGCACCGAACCCGATTGGCCAACAGGCGCCCCAGGCACCCCAAGGTGACGTCAAGGGTTCCGAGTATCGCCCCCCGAGCCGCAGGGAGACGCTACAGGCGGCCTACGATCGGGCGACCCGGATGACCGATGGCAAGGAAAAAACGCCCCAGCGGGCTGCGCCGCAGCCTGCAGAAGCCAAAAAAGGCCATAACCAGCCGCCCGAGGATACGCCGGACGAGAAACTGGACCTGCGCAAGCGGCCGAGCGACCAGCCGCGCGGCGAGCGCGGCCAGTTCGCCCCGCGCGCGAGGGACAATGCGGACAGAACAGATCCGCAACAGGCTCGGGCGGAACAGCAGGCCAGGCCTGGCCCTGACCTTCCGGCGCATGCGCCCTACCGCGATCCGCCGCCCCGGATGGCCGAGCACGCCAAGCGGGACTGGGCCGCCACTCCGGAGACCGTGCGCGGCGAGATCGGCCGCATGCACGAGGAATTTGGCAAGGCCTATCAATACTATCGGGCCGACCACGAGGCCTTCAAACCGCTGCGGCCCTACCACCAGATGGCGCAGTCGCAGGGCACCTCGCTGGAGCGGGCGGTCCACAATTATGTTACGATGGAACAGAAGCTGCGAGCCGACCCGCTCGGCGGCCTCGACCTGATCGTGCACAATCTCGGCCTTACCGACCCCGGCACCGGCCGCCGGCTCGACCTGCGCGACGTCGCTTACACGGTGCTCTCGCAGTCGCCCGAACAGCTCAAGGTGATGCAGCAGGGCAACCAGCAGCAGGCGGCCAGCCACCAGATCGGCGCCCTGCACGCTGAAATTAGCGGCTTGAAACAGCACCTGCATCAGATGCATACTCAACAGCAGTTCACCCAGGTGAGGAGCGGTGTCGACCAGTTCGCCGACGCCCATCCGCGCTTCGATGAACTCGGAGACCTGATCGAGCAGGAGCTGAAAAGCGGCTACCCGCTCGACCAGGCGTATCGAAGGGCTGAACTGCTCCGGCCAGCCACCCACGCGCCTCAGACGCGCAACCCATCGGCTCAGACCCGAACAACTGTTGACCGCTCGATCTCAGGCTCGCCCGCTGTGACCGGCTCAAACCCGGCAGCCCGACGCTCCGAGAGCAGCAAGTCACCTCGTGAAGCCGTTCAAAAGGCCATTCGCGCCATGAACGGCTCGTTGTAACTCTGAACCCGTGGAGGGCACATGCCCAACGTAACAACCAATGCTGCTTACCAGCAGATCTTGTCGATGGCGGTCGAGGACCGCAGCGACGGTTATCAGGATCTCGTCTCCAACAACAACGCCATGCTTGCGGTCATGAAACGCAAGGGACTGTGGCACACTTACTCCGGTCCGAAAATTCGCCAGACGCTGCAGATCGGCAAGCAATCCGCGCAGTGGTATTCGGGCTATGATCAGCTGCTGAACCCCGCCATCGATCTGTTCAACGACGCGTTTTTTGATCCGAAGATGGTCGTGATCCCGATCATCCTGTCGATGCAGGAGATCCTCAACAACGAGGGCGAGGCGCAGCTGCTTGACGTGTTCGAGACCTACCTGGCCGCGGCTGAGAAGGCGCTCGAGGATGCGATGGATGCCGGCATCTACTCCGACGGCACCGCCAACGGCAACAAACAGATCACCGGCCTCGCAGCGGCAGTGCCGATCGCCAACACCACCGGCATCTATGGCGGCATCGATCGCGGCTCGGCGATCATCTGGCGCACGCAGACCTTCGACGCCAACTCGCTGCTTCCGACCATCACGCAAGTCAGCTCAACCTCGATCCGGCCGATGCTCAACTACGTGATGACGCGGCAGTCTCGCGGCCGCGACTACGCCGATCTGTTGATCATGTCGCCGGAGCACTACGCGGCTTACGACGCCGCGACGATCGCGATCCAGCGGCAACAGAACGAGACCTCGCTCGGCAAACTTGGCTTCTCGGCGCTGGAGTATATCGGCGGCGGCAAAAGGGCCGAGATCGTGCTCGACGGCGGCATCGGGTCCAACATGCCGGCCAATACAACCTTCGGTATAAACACCGATACGATGAGGCTGCGCTACCACCCCAACAGAAACTTTGACAAGCTGTTTGACGATGGTGGCCAAATGCCTATAGATAAGGACGCGGTCGCCCAGTTTATTGGCTGGATGGGCGAGCTCACAATGACCAATCCGCTATTCAACTGGAGATTGTACGACAGTAACCCGGCGGCTTGAGCGCATCGAGCAGTCGAGTGTAACCGGGCCGCACGACGTGTAGGTCGTTCTGCCTTCCTTCCACGAAGGCGGCCCGGAGCATTTCAACACACAGGAAGGAAGCCTATGCCCCGCACCGACCCCGACGACATTCTCGTCGTGCTGTTCAAACACATGGCCAAGAAAAACGAGGTCAAAAGTTTGACCGAGGGCCGACCGATTTTCGACGACATCGAGATCTGCGAGATCCGCGCGCCCGGCAACAAGGACGTCAAGGTGTTTCCGGCGCACGAGTTCAGCCGCTGGGTCGCCGATGCGATGACCGGCGACCAGGTCAAGCAGAGCTATGCCGAGCGGTTCTCGCACCAGTACCGGCAGTTCAAGGCCTCCGCCGCGCAGACCAAGACCGGTACGCCGCTCGATCAGGTGTCGTTCCTTTCCGCAGGCCGACAGTCCGAGCTGCGCGCGCAGAACATCTACACCGTCGAGCAGCTGGCCGCGATCGAGGGTGCCGAGCTGAAGAACCTCGGACCCGGCGGCCGCGACTTCAAGAACCAGGCCGAGGCTTACATTGCCGAGGGGCGCGCTGCCGCGCCGAACCTGCAGCTGCAGGCCGAGCTGGAGGCACTGCGCGCCCGCAATTCCGTGCTCGAGGAGGACAACAAGCTGATCGCGGACCGGCGCAAGGTAGACGCCGCGCAAGAGGCCGAGTTCGACGAGATGACGCGCACCCAGCTCGAGGAATACATCACGGCCAACACCGGCCAGGCGCCGATCGGCTCGCCGAGCCGCAAGACCCTGGTTCGGATGGCGAGCGAGGCGCGGCCGCAAAAGGTGGCGTGATATGACACTGTTGTCGGTGGTGAAGGACGTCTGCGCGACCGTCGGCGTCCTGGTGCCGCAATCGGTGTTCTCGAATATCGCCGGCAACAGAACCATGCAGGAGATGCTCTCCCTCGCCAATGAAATGGCGCAGCGCATCGCCTACGACGCCCGCGACTGGACCGATCTGAAGAAGGTGGCGACGTTCGCCGGCGACGGCATCAAGACCGCGTTTGACATGCCGGCCGACTACAAGCGCATGCTGCTTACCGCGAATGTCTGGAAGTCAAGCAACACGCTGGTGCCGATGCGTTTTGTCCCCGACACCGACGAGTGGCTGAACCGCCGCACCCGTAACTACTACGATGCTCACGGCGAGTGGACCATTATCGGCGGCCAGATCCTGATCGTTCCTGTGATGGCCACCGGCGTGTCCGCCTACTTCGCCTATCTGCACAAAAACTGCGTGGCGCTGGCGTCGGGTGGTTTTGGCGACAGCTTCCTGGCTGACAACGACACGTTCGTAATTGACGATCGGGTTTTGAAACTGGGCATGGTGTGGCAGTGGAAGGCCCAGAAGGGCAGTCCCTACGCCGAGGACATGGGCACCTACGGCGACGCGCTGACCAGCATCATGGGCCGCGACAGTCCGGCGCCGATCATCGTCGGTCGCCGCGCGATCTCCGCCAGCGCCCGCGTCGCCTATCCGTTTACGGTGCCGACGCCATGAGCATCCACGAAGCCTTCCGCAGAAAGGCGATGCCACCGCAGGCAGCCCAGACGCTCGAGACCACGACGCTGCCGGCGCCGACCCGCGGCATTACGCTCGATCAGAACGAAGCCTTCATGCAGCCAGGCTCGGCCCTGGTCTGCGACAACTGGAAGCCGACGCTGAAAGGTGTCTCGCTGCGCGGCGGCCACGTGCTGTGGACCGATCTGCACGCGCTCGACGCGCCGGCCTGGGTCACAGCCCACGCCTACACGATCGGCAATACCGCGTATGACAGCGCGGGACGCACGTTCTGGAATTGCGCCGTCAACCACACCAGTGCGGCAACCGGCAGTTTCGCCGCCGATCGGCTGGCGCATCCGACCTACTGGACTGCCAATGTCACGATCATCCGAAAGCCTATCATATCCGGTTTTCAATACGTTTCCGGCGCCATTGCCAAAATATTCTGCGCCCAGCAGGCCAAGGTGTTCGACGTCACCACGACGACGCCAGTGCTGGTGGCCAGTGGAACCGACGGCAATTATTCTGCCTCGCAGCTGGCCAACCAGGGCGGCGACTGGCTGATCGCGGTGAACGACGCCGGCGATCCGCCGCTGCGCTACAACGGCACCACGTGGACCGCGCTTAATGCCGCCGGCATTACCAACTGGGCCAACAATACTGTCTATGCCATTGGCGCGACCGCCAAGGATGCCACCGACAACACGTTGTGGCGCAATACAGTTGCCCACACCAGTGCCGCGGCCGGCACCTTCGCCGCTGATCGTGCCGCGCATGTTGGTTATTGGGTTTCGACGGCTGCGGACGGCGTTAGCTGGATCACGGGACCAGCCGGCACACCGGTGGCCTTCGGCAACGGGCTGACGCAGGTCTGCAAGTATCGCAATCGGTTCTTTTTCGTCGGCCTCAACACCATGAGCGCCTGGTATCTGCCGCTCAATGCCGTCGGCGGTGCGCTTGCCGAGATCCCGTTGTCGGGCGCCGCCACCAAGGGCGGCAAGCTGTTGTTTTGCGCGACCTGGAGCATCGATGCAGGTGACGGCATCGACGACAAGATCGTGTTCATGACCGACCAGGGCGAGATACTGGTCTTTACTGGATCCAATCCGGCCGACGCCGCCAACTGGCGCCAGGAGGGCCGCTACACCATGTCGCCGCCGCTCGGCAAGAATGCCTGGCTCGGCATCGGCGGCGATCTTCTGGTTGCTACCGTCGACGGCATCCTCCCCACCTCTGGTGCCATCACCAAGGACCGCGCCGAGCTGGAATTGGCCGCCATCACCCGCTCGATCAAGCCGATGTGGCGCGACGAGGTGATTGCCAAGCGCGCCTATCCCTGGACCATGTGCAAATGGGACGAATATGGCGGGATTTTTGTGGCGATGCCGGGCGCGCCTAGCGGCAGCGAACGCTGTCTGGTGGTCAATGCCGCCACCGGCGCCTGGGGGCGTTTCACGGGGTGGGACGTGCAGTGCTGCATGCGGCTGCGCGGCGATATGTTCTTCGGCACCCAGAAGGGCCTGGTGATGCAGGCCGACCGCACCGGCTACGACGACGGCAAGCCGTATGTGGCAACCCTGGTGGGCGGCTGGGAAGTGTTTCAGT